GTCAACTGCAGTACGCGGAGGCCTAGAAAAAGGGTCCGGCACCACCACGATGCTCACGTCATGCCCATCGCGATCCCCGCGCATGCGGCATGGGTCGAGACTTCGCTCGGCGCGGCATTCGCGCCTTGATCCCGGGTGCTCGTGGTCGGATCGGTGGCAGTCCTGCCACGTCACGATCCTGGCGTTGGGCGTTGCAGCTGCGATGAGCCGCCTTGAGGTTGACCGGCGAGTGACTGCCGCCCTTACTCCTCGGGATGATGTGGTCCGCGGTGTCTGCGCCCGGTCCGTCGCAGATCCAGCAGATGCCCCCGTCACGGGCGATGACGAACTTGCTCGTGCGCTCCCACCCGCGCGGTCGATCTCGGAACGCCATCAGGCCCGATCGGTGCGCGATGTGTGCAGCTGCGTCCTTTGCGTGGTAGCAAGCGCGTGAGCTGTTGCCGAGTCGACGCTGCGCGAGCTGAACGCGCACGCCTTGCAAACGTAGCGACCATCAGTGAGCCGGCGCACCACGTGCCGGCGGCTCATCGCACGAGCAGCACTCCAGCGGACACCATCCGCTTCGGGCTGTTCACGTCTTCGCCGGCGGTGGCGTGCCGGGCAGCACGTTGGCCGAGGCGCTCGCAGGCTTTGTCATCGTCAGCTGCCTGATCGAGTCGACGATGGCGTTGAGCATGCCCGCTGCAACGGCACCAGCGGCAATGACAGCAGGCGCGAGCACGGTCGCATCGTTGGCGAAGTAGGCGCCGATGAGGACCACCGTGACCGGGCCGACCTTGAGCGCCAGGGGGTCCTTGACGAAGGCATCGACGTACGACCAGCCGAATGTCCCATCACGCACCGCGGCAAGGACGCCGAGCACGAAGGTCAGGATCGTTCCCAGCAGCAGGGCTTTCGCGGCGATGCCTGCCGGTGATACGAAGAACGCGGTCAGCCATTCCATCACGCGAGCCTCCACAACAGCAGCGCCAGGCTGGCGGCAATAACAGCCCAGTCGGTGACCGATTGGCCCCTGGCATGGAGCTGGTCAACGGCGGCGAGGATGAGACCGACGAGGATCAGCGCGACGATGAGCGTCCCGATCATCCTTCACCTCCGAGCTTTGGCATGTCTGCCTCGCCATCCTCGTCATCCGCGAGCGGAGGCGGCGGCTCGTCCACGAGGACGTCATCCACGAACCGCTCGTCCGGGTCGTAGTTGCTGGTCGGGATCGCGTCGGTCATCGGATGCCGCCAAGTAGTCGCCGCCCGTCGGCCGGCTGGTCGGCATCCAGAAAGGCGAGCGCGGAGCGATGCGCAACACGGCGAGACGGGCGGTATGTGGTCATGCCGAAGCCCATGTCGCGCCACTTCGGACGCGAGCGATCGTCTTGGGATCGACACCGAACTGAACGGCAAGGTGCGTATGAGGCAATGACGACGCCCTGATCTGACGCACGACCTCAACCGTCAGCTTGCTCTTGGGATGCGCCTCTCCGTGCCGGACCTCTTGGCGGCGGTTGTTCTCCGCGACCGTCACCGGCTCAAGGTGGGCAGGATTCACACAGGCACGGTTACGGCACAAGTGGTCGATCGAGAACCCTTCCGGGATCGGGCCAACGAGGAGCTCGTAAACCGCGCGGTGGGCCTTAACCCAATCGTTCGTCTTGTTGGTCCCGACCCGAATGTGGCCATAGCCCCTCATCAGCGAGCCCTGCCACACCCAGCAATCGCCCTCGTGCTTGATACGCCGCCTGATCCGGTCAAGAAGCGACGTCGGCTTCTTGCCGCCCCGCTGGGCGCTGCCCTTCGGCGGTCCGGGCTTCATGGCAACGGATCCGCGATGTGCAGCTGCGTGAGCGCGTCGATGGCGTCGGCCTTCGCATCGCCCACGCCGACCTCCCACGCCGGACCATTGCCCGGGTCGGGCACGTCGAGCAGCTTGGCGTTGGCGATCAGCGCGTCCAGGTACTTGTTGGCGCCGAGGCGGTAGCGCGGACGCTCGTCGACGGGAGGACGGACCGGAGGCGGATCGCCACCATCGCCGAGCACCTTGCGCCAGGTCGCGATGTCACCGGCGTACAGGTCTCCGTCGTAGGCATGCCCGTCCATGCGCAGCGGCCCGAACTGCACCATCGCGGCGAGGCGGAAGCCGGCGAGCCCGTGAACCCGGAAGTCAACACTGGACGTGTCGAGCTTGGCGTCGAGGTTCTGCCCGCGCTCCGTGTAGTACGCCAGCCACAGCGCGTCGTAGTCACCGGTCGCGTCGGGATTGCCCTTGCTGCGCCAGTAGCCATACGACGTGTAGAGCGTCAGCTGGCGATCCGCCCCGATGAGCTGGCGCAGTTCCTTGGCGAAGCTGTCCGCTCGAGCGGCAGCCTGCCCGCGTTCGGCGTCGTACACCAGCGCCGTGTCGGGCTTGACGTACTTGCCGCACGCCTTCCAGAACGCTCGTGCCTGGTCGGGCGCCGCGAGTCCCGGGTAGGCAAAGTGGTAGAAGCCGAAGGGGATGCCGGCGGCGATGCACGCCTGCGCGTTCTCGTCCACGGCGACGTCGGGCTGCGTGCCGATGCTCGCACGCATGATGATCGCCTTCGCGCCAGCCTTGACCAGCTTGGCGATCGGCGCGCCGCTCGTGCCCTGGTAGGCGCTGACGTCGACGACGGTTGCGGTCACGGTGCAACAACCCTCCAGCGCACGTTGCGCATCGAATGGGGATTCGTATGTCCACCCGCAAGGTGGATCGCCAGTCGCGCCGTGGCATCGAGGTCGAGTCCCGCGACGCCGTAGGGCCCACGGTCCACGACGGACACGATGCGGTGGTGGTGGTGATAGCGGATCTCGATGCGTGTGCCGCACGACAGCCAGCGATGGGCGACCCCGATCAGCTTGCGGGTCATCACCTGGCCGCACGCGGTTCGGTTGCCGTAGTAGCCGGGTCCGTACCACGTCATCGCGGTGTGGTTCCAGGTGCCCGCGCTGGCCGAGCTCGGCAGCAAGAAAGCGGCGGCGAGTGCGAGTGCGAGCGCGCGCGCGCGCCTCATCGGTACACGCCTCTCAGCACGTCCACGATGAACAGCGCGTTCGCCAGCGAGGGCACGAGGATCGCAATGACCAGCACCACGATCAGGATGTCGCCCTTGATGATCTGCCCGAGCTGGCTGTTGAGACTTAGCAGCAGGATCAACGACGAGCCGACGGCAATGGCGAAGGCCGCACGCCGACGATCGTTCGCCGCGGGGATAGCGGAGCCCTCGCTGCGGGCCTGGCGGATCACCCTGGTCAACAGACCCACCGCGAGCCAGTCGAGCACGACCAGGATCGACAGGGAGAGGAATACGAACGTCGTCATCGCCGTCGATATGCCTCGCCGGCGCGGCGGTAGCCATCCACCAGCCGGTCAATGCGCTGCTCGAGCACGGTGAGCTGACGCTGCGTCTCGATCAGCTCTGGATCGACCGGATCGACGGGCGCGCTCGGTTCCACGGTCTTCCCCGCTCTCCACCAGGACTCGATCATCCGTCGCAGCCGCACGTCATTCGCCTACCGCCTTCGCGGCCACGTCCACGACCTTCGCGGTGAGTTGGAGGTTGTGCATGGCGATGTGCTTCCACTCGTCGCGGTCCTTCTCCAGCGCCGCGAGCCGTTCCTCGTAGGCCTTGACCATCGACGAGTAGGCCCAGCCGAATACCCAGAGCCCCCGGCCGCCGAGGAAGAGCGCCGCGAGCAGCAGCCCGGAGACGCCGACCTGGAGCCAGCCCTGGAGCGTTTCGGGCGTCATCTGCGGCCGGGGTCAATACGCAGTTGTGCGCACGTCCGATGAGCCTGGTGACCCGGCCGATGGCAGCAACCATCACGCTGCATGTCCAGTGACCTGGCGGCTCGTGCTGCCGGAGAGGAGGTTCCGGCAGCCGCCGCTCGCGTGGTGCATCGGTTCCCGAGCGTAGCTGTCGGCCAGAGCGGGCGATACCTCGTACAGAACAGCTGTTCTGTCTGGGCTCACAAAAACGCTATGCGCGCTCCTGACGGCCAAGAGCAAACGCAGCTTGCGCGGCGTTCTTGAAGCCGTGGCGCTCGTAGTACGCGGACAACCGCTGACGTGCCGTGCTCTCGGTCACTCCAACGTCCCGCGCTGCCTCCTTCATCGAGCCCGTGCGCAGATACGCCCGGAGTGTCGCGATCGCCCTGCGGTCGGCAGGATCGATCACGCGGCGGCTTCGCGCTCTGCCCGTTTCGCGGCCCGACGAGCGGCCATATCGTCGCGCCACTTAGCCTTGCGCTCCTCGGTCCAAGCGGACGACCCGGCGGTTCGCTGCTGAGGCTTCGGCGTCTTCCCGGCCGCCTTGTCACGGAGGTAGAACGCGCAATCGAGGTCGACAGTGAGCCGCGGCGTCAGCGCCGGGCTGAGCGATCGCAGTCCGACCTCCGCATTGCCGGCGGAATCGACGTCGGCTTTGATCGCGCATACGTCCCGATGGAGGCAAGTCGGGCAAGGTGCGTGAACCTGGACGCTGACGCGCTGCGCTGAGACTCGGGCGATGTCCATCGTCTCCTCCTGTTCGTCGGGCTCGGGCGCGCCGGACGGCTCGCCATTGCATCGGTTGATCGCCCGCATCTCCAGGGCGAATCCCAGCGGGCATTCGTCGCATGGGCGGCTGATCCGGTGAGCCGCCGACCGGCGATTCGCGTCGACCCACAACGCCCACTCGTCGGGATCCATGCACGCTGCGACCCAGTCGGTCACCGCTTTGCTCCCCGCCACTCGCAGCGGGCGCAGATCCGAATGTCACCCCGGATCAGGACGCGGTAACAGCCCGCGCAACGAGCCAGGGAAGGGGATCCGGCACACCAGCCCCCGTCAGCGATCTTGTCAGCCATGTTGCCGACACTCGACACCACCACGAACCGCCATTCGTGGTGCGGAAGCCGGGATTCGAACCCGGACCCTCTCTCGAGGACCAGCTCCTAAGACCGCTGCGTCAAGCACGATCAGCGGGCCTTGTCAGCCATGTTCGGCTGAAACGCCTCGTCCATCGCGGCCGCTGCGCGCTCCTTTGCAGCCTCAGCCATGCCGCCATAGACATCGACCGTCGTGGCGATCGTTGAGTGCCCAAGCATCGCTGACACCTGCCTGATGTCGCCGCCGGACCGGTCGAGCATGATCGCCGCGGCCGAATGTCGGAGGTCGTGAAAGCGCACCTGCCGCAGGCCCGCCGCCTTGAGCAGCGCCTGGAACTCGCGCGTCACTTCGGCGGGTGGCAGGGGGCGTCCATCGAGGCGGGCGAACACGACGTTCGCGCTGGTCGCTCGCGCCTTCTGCTCACGCAGCGCCTGGACGGCGATCGACGAGAGCGGTAGCGTTCGACGGCTGCGCTCGGTCTTCGGGTCATCCCATGCGAAATGGCGCGGTCCCTCTTGGCGGAGAGTGGCGTTGACGGTCACCGTTGCCTTCGCGAGGTTCACCTGCGGCCAGCGGAGGGCGAGCAGCTCGCCGCGGCGCATCCCGGTCGTGATGGCGAGCGCGTATAGCGGGTAGCGCGGGTGATCGCGAGTGAAATCGAGGAAGCGGCGGGCTTCGTCGAGCGTGAGCGGTTCCAGCGCGGGCCGAGCGATCTTCGGCGCCCTGACGAGCGCCGCGACGTTGCGATCGACGAGCTCCGAGCGCACTGCCTGCGCGAGCGCCGATCGAAGGACCTTGAGAGCATGCCGAGCGGTCTGCGGGGAGCGCTTCGAGAGGACCGACTGGACCATGCGCTCGACGTCGACCACGCGCAGGTCACGGATCGGGACCGCGCCGACCGCCGGGGCCACCCACATCTCAACCATCGCGCGATACCCGTCCAGCGTCCGCGGCCGCAGCTGCTGAGGCGCGTAGTCGGTCAACCAGCGCCGGAGCCACGCGCTGACCGGCTCGCTTCGGCGCCGGCGGGAAGTAGACGACTTCTCCAACGCCTGCAGCCGGCGTTCCACGTCGCTCCGATCGAGCCCGGTCACGTACTGCCGACCGCCCGGGCCGCGCAGCACGCCGATCCACCTCTGGTCCGACTGGCGTTGGTAGAGGCTCCCGGTCCCGTACTGGCGTTTCACGCTCTTGGAGCCAGGCATCGATCGAGTCCCTCCGAAAACGGACCGTGCGCCCACCGAGGCGGATGTGCGGGATCACGCAGTGCTGCACCCAATCTTGGACCGTCCCCGGCGTCACCCGGAGCAGCTCGGCCACCTCGGGGACCGTGAGCAGTTCGGTCACGGCAACCGCGCCGCTGGTTGGCGAGAGCGGATCCGTCACGCGGCTCCGCCGAATGGACTACTTGCGGCGGGGGTCTCGGTCCGTACATTCGGCGAGGCCACCATCTGCGTTCCGGTTCCCGCGCCCGGGGATGGCCGGCAAGCGCGTCGAGCCCGTCCGGTTGCACGACTGGACGGGCTCCGCGTTCCACTCACAGCCCGAGCTCCTGGCCGGCGTCGAGCTCGGTGATGCGGTAGATCGTTGCCGTCACCCCGGGGACGTGGCGCGCTCGAGGGAATCGCCAGTCGTTGATGACCTCGTCGCTGTCGTCCGCCAGGACGCCCGCCGACACGATGCCGTCGGTGCACGGCTTGATCGAGGCGATCAGGTTCTCGCGGTCGTGCCGGGCCCGGGTCGGGACGATGAACTCGACCTCGATGTCGGCGGCGCGCATCGGTGGCCCGAACTGCTCGCCCATCGCATGCCAGGCGGCCGTCTGGGCGATGCCCTTCCAGCGCTTGTTGTCCTGGGCGACGACGCGGTAGTGCCGGTGGTCGTTGGGCGTCGGAGGCCGGCCGGCGATGCGGATCTCGACGGAGCGGAGGTCACTCATCGCGACGGCGCGGTGAGGGCGGTCAGGATTGCTCGGCTGTCATCAAGCCACCAACGGAGGTCGGTCGGGGTGGGATTGATCTCGCCGGAGACAGCGATCCGAGCGTCGGCCAGTTGTCCGACTGCTTCCTCGTCATCCGGTGACGGCCACACCGCATCCCGCTCCGCGCTGGCGGGTGGCGTGGCGGCGAGGGCAGCACGCAGTCGGATCAGGTTGCGCGTCGGCAGCGTCGAGACTTCCTCGCCCTCCCGATACCACGCATCGTCCACGACCAGCTGCGCAGCCTCCCGCAGCAGCGCGTCGGAGGCGGGGCGGGGGTCGATCAGCCTGTCGCCCTTCATCACGTAGCTCATGCCGGCACCGGCGCCTGGTACTGCGCCTGTCGGATTCGCTCCGAGCGGTCGCGCCACGGAAGCGACCAGAAGTCGGCGTGGCGCTGGCTGCGCATACCGATCGACATGCGGCGCTGGTAAGTGGCCTGCTCACCGTTGCGTTCCTGCTTCCAGGTCAGCCACTCGGCCGTCTGGGTGCGGCCCTCGAAGGTCGCCCAGTCACACGCCGCGAGCAGCTCCTCGAGGGAGTCGGAGCACCATCCGCACTCGGCTGGATGCGCGTTCGTGACGACGCTGCCAAGTTGTGCCAGGCCGGTCCTGAGCGAGCCGTAGACCCGGGCCGTGGCGCACCGGCCGATGGCCTGCATGACCGCCGGGTCGTCGTTCGCGAACAGCGGCCGGGGGTCACCGGGCTGCCAGTTGCGGAGCCTGGGCGTGTCCCATTCGGGGATGACCTCTGGCTCGCCGAAGATGCCGATCAGGGCATCGATCGAGAGCAGGTCCAGGTCCTTGCGGTCCCGACGGTTCGCGAAGTCGTACATCTCGCTGCGCTCGGCCATCAGGCGACTCCCGGCTTCGCGAACTGGGCGTTGATCGCGTCGGCGTGCTCTCTGCGCTCTCGCTCGTCACGTTCCGCCCGCTCTCGCGGCGTCTCTGGCTTCCCTTCCCAGAGCGGCTCGAGGACCTTGCGAGCACCCCAGACGACCCGCTGCCAGCTGAGCTTCCCCTCGTAGGGCGGCACCCGGCGCATCGCCGAGCGGACACGATCAGCGCCGTGTTCGCCGAGCAGGCGGTCGAGCTCGTCGAGCTGCTTGTCGCCCATCTCTCGCGCCGGCTTGCCGGTGATCTCGTGACCGAGCTTCAGCGTCTCCTCGTCGAGATGTGGCAGGCCCTCTCGGAACAGATCGATCCCGTCCAGTTCTTCTCCGTCCGCGCGCCCGTTGTGCGGCTTACCGCTTACCGCTAACCGCTTACCGCTTACGTCAGACGGGATGTTTACGGCGTCTGTCGTAACGGGCGCGGGATTGTTGTTACGGTCGCCACCGTCACTCGGCTTCTTTCGGAGCCGCGCCATCCTTTCCTTGACGGTTACGTCTCCCTCCTGCCAGCCGTCCCACCCGACGATCTCCAGGGATCCATCTGCAAGCCGCCGCAGGTCGTCGTGGGCGATGAGATAGGGCACCCACCGTCCCAGCCCCGTCCGGACGTTCACGGCCGGCTCTTCGAGCAGCAGCCTCAGCAGCTTCTCCGACGCAAAACGGCCTCGGAGCGGCTGCCCCTCGCCGATGCACAGCATCGCCTCGAACGCTGCATAGGCGCCGATCGGGTAGCCGTCCTCGACCACCTTGTGGTGGAAGGTCAGCGGGTCCTTGCGGATGTAGGCCCTCACTCGTTCCACCGAGGCAGCCGCCACCACTGCGGCATGTCCAAGCCCAGGAACGCGCCCATCAGTTCGGTGATTGGCGTCTCCACCCACGGGTGATCCGCCAGAGTCCAGTCGACCATGCCGGCCTCGAGTTGCTCCTCCGACGCGAGCAGGAGGTAGGCACCGGGCTGAGAGGCGAGCACGACCTCCATCTGGTTCTGCGCGCGGACTCGACCGGCCTGATCCAGCTGGCCTTTGACCTCGAGGTAGACCTCACGGCCGAGCAGCTGGAAGTCAGGCAGGTATTGGCCTTCACGTCCCGCGAACGCCATCGGCTCGTACGACCACTGGATGCCTCTCGCGTCCAGCCAGGCAGCTACTCGTGCCTCGAACCGAGAGCGCATCGGGATCCCGTTGTAGGTGGTCGCGCGCGGCGGGAGTCGGTCGTCATCCATCAGCCGTTGCCTGCCGCCAAGAGCTTCTGCGCCTGTTCCGTCTCGATCCAATCCGCGAGCGTTCGGTTGCCGCCGACGAGCATGTACGGCATGAACTCGCGCTCGATCGTCGTGTCGCCGCCCGACGCGAACTCGAGCTTCGCCTTGATCAGCAGAACGTGGGCTCGCCAGCGACGGCGCCACTCAGCCTCGAGCAGGTCCTCGACGGACCGTCGGCTGTTGGGGAACAGCCGATACGCCTCGGCCTGCGTTGGCCGCGGGATCGTGAACCGGAACTTGCAGCCGTCGAGCTCGAACTGCAGCTGGTCGCCCGACGGGCTGGATCCCCAGGCCATCGTGTCGACGCCGTGCTTGGAGAGGATGCCCGTGATCTCGCCTCGACTCGACTGAACGGTGACGGTCGTGCCCTCGGCAAAACGCGCCATCACGCCACCCTCAGCCAGTAGCCGTGCTCGACGACGAACCGCGCTCCCTCATGGCGTGACGTCTCCTGACGCCAGAGCCAGTGCCGGCGCGTCCGGTTGTGCGACACGACGGCTGACTCGACCTGGCTGTCAGTCGCGTTCTCACCGACCACGATCACGCCGCCGCAGGCGCACGGCTCGATGCGATCGGTAGTCATCGGGCGACCCGCCAGACGCCGGCAACGTCGTCCCATCGGAGAGATGCGATCGCGGCCGACGTCTGATCGCCGCCGAAGCTCTTGCGAAGACTGGCGAGTCCGTCGTCGATCGACCGGATCCGGTACTTGGTTCCGTCGACGACGACAGGATCCTTGAGCTGCGGCTCGCGATGCGCATGCGTCGGGCGCGCGGCGACGCGCGGTTTCCTCTCCATGACGGCCGCTCAGGCCGCGTCTTCGATGAGCTTGATCGAGAGCTGGTCCTTGGCCTCGGTGTGGAACTCGACGTCACGAGCAGCCCGCATCCGGCGCTCGATGCGGAACCGCCCGATGCGGATCGCGGTGTCGATGCCCATGTCGAGCTTCTCTGCCTCGGCCTCGATGCGCTTGCGAGACGCGCGAAGATCGGCGCTCGCGGTTGCCGCATCCTCTCGTGCGCTCAGCCATTCATCGAGCAGGGACTCCAGCGCGGCGTCCTCGATGACCTTCTCGTCCAGCGCCAGCTGGTCAACGGTCGCTGCGGGCATGTGCTCCTCCTACTTGGCGAGCTGGTCGCGCAGCTGACCGCGCTGACCGTCAGTGAGGTTGTCGAGCGTCACCTGGTCGCCCCAGCGTTCCCGGGCTGCGGTCGCCGCGGACGCGAAGTCGATGCGGTGCTCGCGCAGCCAGGTACGGAGCTCGCCGGCGCCCAGCCCCTCAGTGACCTGCTCGGTGACTTCGCCTTCTTCCACGTCAGCGGAATCGGTGGCCGAGGGTTGAACCACCGGCTCCGCGGACGCCTTCGCAGCCGCGGGGGTCACGGCCGCCTCGGACCCATCGGACGCACCGGCCAGTGCGTCAACGGGCTGGGATGTGGTCTGCGCCTCGTTACGCGCCTTGATCGCCTCGGCCTTTTGAGCGGCGACCTGGGCGGCCGTGAGCGGCGTGGGTCGCTCGCCGGCCTGGATCTGCGGGATGGGACTCGCGACGCCCGAGGCTGCGACCAGCTGCTCGATCGTCGTGCCTGGTGCGTCCAGCGCGGGCTGCACCCATCGATGCGTCTGCACCTTGCCGTCCGGCATCCGCTCCTTCTTGGACCGCTGCTCGGCCCGGAGCACTGCAGGAACGAACGGGCCGGTGCTCATCGAGCCGAGCAACTGCAACGTGGCCGGCAGCGTGGTCGCGGCGAACCAGCCGCCCGTGTCGAGCCGCCACACGCCCATGCCGGGCACGCGCGGCAGGATCACCGATATGCGGGTGATGACCTCGCACTCGCGGTCCGCGCCGTCCAGCCCCTTCGCCGCGCAGATGCAGGGCACGTCGCCGTCCGGGGTGCGCACGGTGGTCATGTCGCAGCGCCGGACGTTGGTTCCGCCCTTCCACAGCTCCATCGCCTGGCTGATGTTCCGGATGGCCCGCGGCACCAGCACGTCGAGCTCGGCAACGGCGGTCGTGAGCTGCCACTGGCCCTCGTCCGGAGCTCCAGCCCACGCAGTCACCCTGCCGCCGTAGAGAAGTGCTGCCGCATCGAGGATCGGCTTGCTCGGGCTGGTCAGGCGGAACGTCTTGAGCTTGACCGGCTGGCCCTTCTCGCCCTTCTCGCCGAGTCGGATCCTGCCGAGTTCCGCGACCCGCTGCGGAATGGGCAGCATCGTGTTGCCCTGGACCTCGATTGCCATGACTCCTCCTCAGACCCACTTGCCCGTTTCGTCGTCGCGAACCTTCACGACGAGCGGTCGGGCACCTTCGCGCGGTTGCGTGTAGAGCGACTGAATGGCGGCGACGGCCTCGGGCACGGCCATGTCGAACGGCAGTCCGAGTTCCATCAGCGCGTCGGCTTCGGAGCGCCCGCCCGGCCCGAACGCATCGAGCAGCAGTTGGCGGTACGCGCTCGCCACGAGCTCCCATTTGACCGTGGAGCTGTCCCTGTTCTTGGTGAACGTCACGCGATAGCCATCGCCTTCGACACCCGCGTGCTCCTCGAGTACGGCCCGGAGCACGTTCTTCGCGCGCGCCTCGTCGTCACCGGCTTCCCTGGCGATCGCGCCTGCCTCGCGGATCGTGCGCACCAGCGCCTCGATCTCGGCCGTGGGTTCGGCGAAGCCAAGCGTGTCGCGCGGGTACATGCGGGTGAGCGTTCGGCGGGTTGCCTCGGAGCCGTCGATTGGCGGCATCACCCCCGGCACCACGTAGTTGTCGTGGAAGTCGGCGGCGATGGTCAGCAGGGCGTCCTGGTAGTCGCGGTCGGCTTCCAGGTCGTGGCATTCGACGTGCGAGCCGTGGAGGACCGCGACGTGTCCGCGCTTGATGCCGGTCACGAACATCTGCCACTGCACCTGGTCCTGCACGTAGCTCGGGACTGCCTCGGCCCCACCGCGCCATGAGCGGTTCGGGACCCACTTGACCTCCACGTCCGTGCCGGCGCGGTGGCGATCGAGCGAAGCCGCGGCCCACGGAATGTCGGCGTGGACGAGCATCCGGGGCTTTCGTCGGAGCGCGCCGTGTTGGATCGCGCAGCGGTCCGCGATGACCGGCTCGAGCGCGTGGCCGAGGTCGAACAACTCTTGCGTCTCGGCATCGGGTGGCTCGGGGTCCAGCAGGAACGTGCCATCCGGCCTACGGGTCTTGTACGCCCACAGTTCGAGCGCAGACGTGGCGTACGGGCTGTTCCCGGTCAGCACGGGAACATCGCTGCTGCCGATGAAGTTGCGGCGCCCGTCGACCCAGGCAGGCGTGTTCTGGATGAACTCCGTTGCGACCGCACTCACCTCGCGGTTCCAATCCAGCGCCAGGCCGTGTGGTCGACCTGCGGTGGCTTGTTGCCTCGGTGCAGCGATAGATCGGCCGTGTGCCGAACCTCCGAGGGCAGGACCGGGTACTCCCACTTCGCCGGCAGCCCGCATTCCTCACCACGACGCCCGACAGCCAGGAACGTGCAGCGGGGGTCGCTCACGCCCCGGCCCTCATCGCATGGGAGTCCTCGCCGGCGTCGTAGCCGCGCTCGTACTCGGCGCCCCATTCGTCCTCGGTCGGCGTGTTCCACCACAGCACGGCAGCCACCAGCCATCCAGCGACCGCCAGGGCGATGAGGGCGAGGCGCTTCATGAGCGTGCCTCCGGGAAGAGGCAATCGCCGACGTCGCATCGGTGGCACGTGCGCGTCCCGAGGACGCCGGCTTCGCAGCCACAGCGGCATTCGCAGGATCGGTGCCGCTCTTCGGAATCCGCCCCGAGCAGGGTCAAGAGGTCCGCGATCTCGTCCGGCGTAACCGGGTGATCCGCGATACGCAGCGCAGTCATTAGGGCTGCGCTCCCACGAATGTCAGCGCCACCTGGAGTGCGACGTACACGGGCACCGCCACGATCGCCAGCACGACCAGGTCGATCAGCAGCCACGGGATGGCGCGGGCGACGCCGTATCGGCTCACCAAGGCCTCCCAGGCCATCGCGGCTCCCACCGCACCGGGCGATCGTCGTAGCCCGTCCAGTGGCGATGCCGTGCCCATGCTTCGACCACGCCGGCCGCACAGACCATCAGGAACGCACCGAAGCCGATCGCGACCAGGAAGACCATCAGGCGTCCACCAGTCGCGCAGCGAGGTGGTCGCGGTGCGCAGTCGTGCCGAACATGACCGTGCGCGGGACCGTGAAGCCGCAGTTGCAGCCGACGATGCGCAGCTGGTCGGCGGAGAAGAGCGGCCCGTGCTCCTCGAGCACTCGCCGGATCGCGCGGATACGCCGCTCGCGGGAGATGCTGGCAACGGACGGCAACATGGTGCTCACGCGGCCTTCGCCTTCGCCGCAACCGGGAATGCTCCGCCCGGGATCCACTTTCCGCGGGCTCGCGAGCGAGTGCCGAGCGCGACCGGCGCGCCCCCGTCCAGCCCGAGGGGAAGCTGGACGGGGTGTGGCGCTGGCGTAACCGGGAGGCGATGGACGCGACGGGTCACGCGACGGCCTCGGAAGGAGTCGGTGTGTGCCGACTCTCGATGCCGTACTTGCCCATCCAGTTGACGACTGATTGGCGGCTGACTCCGAGTCGGACGGCGACCTCTGCCTGCGTCAGCCCATCGTCCAGGTACATCCGGCGGATGGCCGCCTCGATCGTCTCCCCGATCTTTGCTTCGACGATCTGCTCGGCTCTGCTCTTGACGTTCACGGCCATCAAGTTACGCTAACGCTGTGATGGTGTCAAGACAGAAAGTCAGCAGCGATAACGAGAGCTTGGCATCACTCGCGGCATGGTCGCTGCGCCATCGCGGTCTGACACTCGTTCCCGTGTCCACATCAACCGCTGAGGCGACCTACAGGAAGCGCCTCGGAGATGCGATCGTTCAGCTCAGGACGCTGCGAGGGATCACCCAGGCGACACTTGCCGAGCGCGTCAACCGAAGCGAGGCGGCACTCTCCCGATGGGAGACTGGGAAGGCGACTCCCTCAGCGTTCGATCTGGTGATGCTGGCCGAAATCCTCGACGCGCCCGCGGATCTCTTGCTCAGCCCGCCTGAGTCGCCTGTGAGTCCGATCGCCGAGCGGCTGCGCGCCTCGGCTGAAGCAGGAGCTCAAAAGGGTCTATCTCGCGCCGCACAGAAGCGGGGAGCCGCATGAGGCTACGGATGGCCCTCTCCATTGCGCGGGCCGAATCGGCCTCGAGTCGATCGAGGACCTCAATCACACGCGGATCAGTGACAGGTGTTGCCATGTCGGGCGTTCCCCAGTGGGCGCCGGGCGGAGCGCGTCTCCGACCTGGCATCCGAAGGTACTAGAACAAACGTTCTACTCGCAAGGGCCTTGTCAACACTGGGATGATCCGGCCGGGGACAAATCGGCTCTGATTTGTGACAGGTAGCGTGTCACAGGTTGTGGATAAGTCGGGGAAGGGGAGTGGGATGCGTCGGCTGATCGCGTTCGGCCTCATCGTCGTGGCACTCGGAGCGCTGAGCGGAAACGTGTTGGCGCAGAGTCCAAGCCCGAGCGTGAGTCCATCGCCTTTGCCATCCGCGACGCCGGCGGGGACGGTCGGCAGCGCCTATCTCTGCATCATGGTGGCAGGTCGGATTCCGATCGGAGGATGGACACCGACCGAGCTCGTGGAGGCCCTGACGGATGGCTCATTGGCCGTCTCGCGCGTCATGGATCCGGCCGACTGCGCTGCCGCTGCGTCGCCGGCGCCTGCTCCGACGCCCACGGCCGCGGGCACACACAAGATGTTCGTCAACCTCGCGCTCAAAGACAAGTCGGGTCGTCCCAGCATCGCGGGTCAGTTTCCGTGTCACGGGACCGGCGGCTATAGCGACCTCAACGCCAATACCCAGGTCACAGTGAAGGATGCTGACGGCAGCATTATCGCCGTGGGGACGCTTGGAGCGGGGCTCCGCGGTGGGCCGCACGAGTGCGACTTCTTCGGCACGGTCGACAACGTGCCTGACGATCAGGACATCTACCAGGTCGAAGTAGGACGCCGCGGCGCACTCTCATTCACGCACGATGAGCTCGAGGCCGATAAGTGGATCGTATTCGTCTCGCTCGGGAGTTGACCGTCTGTGCGAAGAGGAGCGGGATGCGACGGCTGATCGCGCTGGCGTTGCTTGTTGTTGGGTGCAGCGCCATCGGTCCATCAACCACACCGGCCGTTCCGACGATCAGCTTCATTACTCCGCAGCCGTCAGTCACGGGCGATGCCTGCTGGCTGGTTCCGGACCTGACGGTTTTGGCTGGACGTCCAAACCCCGCGGCTTATGGCAGCGACTCAGGCGGCAATCTCACGTGCCTGTGGATGTACGGCCCGAAGCCGCCGTACGACGGGTTCGCGCTCGACGTCGATCCGTCTGATCAGTTCGATGGCGTGAAGGCGTACTACGACACGAAGGCAGCCCCAACGACGGTGGTCGGCCTGGGATCAGAGGCCTATTACTGGTCTGGGATCGCTGTCGGCTCCGAGCAACTGTCATACCTGCTCGCCCTGGCACCACCCAACACGATCCTCATCGAGATCGCAGTCGGTGATCGGTCCCACGATCGGGACATCGCGGTGGCGGTTGCGCAATCGGCGATCGAACGGCTCCCCCTGATGCCGGTCTCCTCCCCGACGCCGGTTCCCACGCCACTCGCGATTCACGGAACCGGCAACGTCTACTCGGCGCCATTTCCCCTCGCCGGCGGGATCTACGTCGCCTCGACTGAGACGGTCGGAGGGTGCAGCGCCACGCTCGATCTCACCCCGGAGTCCGGTGCGACCTCGTACTCGACCGCACGTCTCGCTCCGCTTCCGACTGACGCTGCGGCGTCTCCGGCGCCCATCGTCGTACCCGCTGATAGCTACGTGATCCGTGCAACGCGGAGCACGCCAGACTGCCGCTGGTCGGTGACCCTCACACACGTGTGACCGACCCCTCAACCCATCTGGCCAGCAAAGGAAGTAAATGCGGTGGACTGGCTGCGCGGTCGTCGCCCGAGTACTACGTGGAGCGTCGTCGATCTCGAGACGACAGGTCTCTACGCCCGTTCAGATCGAATAGTCGAGATCGCGGTCTTGCAACTGGATCCGCAGGGAAATGAGACGAAGGCATGGACCACGCTGCTCGACCCGCAGCGCGACGTTGGCGCCACCTGGATCCATGGGCTGTCGATGCGCGACCTTGCCGGCGCACCGAGGTTCGGTGATGTCGCGCCAGAGATATTCGGATTGCTCGGTGGGCGGGTGCTCGTGGCTCATAACGTTCGCTTCGACGTGACGTTCCTGGAAGCGGAAGCCCGACGCATCGGGATGAACTGGGGTCCGGTGAACGGTGTCGACACAATGGTCGTGCCCTGGGAGCTCCGCATGACTACCCAGCGCAGTCTGGAGGGGTGCTGCCGGTCCCTTGGCGTTGAGCCCCCTGTGCAGCGATCCGCACTCGACGGCGCGCGCGCCGTTGCACGGATCCTCCGCCGTCTATTGCCACCCAAGGGGTACTCGGTTCCTGCGGCATGCGAGGCGTGGTCGCTTCCACCTCACGATGTCTCCGTTCGATTGCGCACCGATCAGCCGCTGCCGCTCGTCGACTCCAACCTTGGCCGACTCGCGTCACGCGTCGGGATACCCGAGGGGGTCGAGGCTCCGCCCGCCGCCGCCCTGGCCTACATGGACCTCCTGGATCGGGTCCTCGAGGATCGCCGCGTCATGCCGGAGGAGGCAGCGGCTCTTCGGTCTCTCGCGGGTGACTGGGGCTTATCAATTGATGCGGTCGACACACTTCACACCGGCTACGTGGCAGGAGTCCTCGCATTCGCCTGGGCTGATGGCGTTCTGACCAAATCGGAGCAAGACGATCTTGAGACCGTGGCCGAGCTGCTCGGTGTCGACCTTGCCAGTGTTACGCCCACGGCCCGATACGGCGAGGTCGCCAGGCAGGTGATTGCGCCACCTCCTTCACCAACTGTTCCTCGCGCACCGTTCGGAACGGCCCCTGCGGAGTTGCTCGGCAAGTCCGTGTGCTTCACGGGCGAGAGTTGCTGCACCTACCGCGGAACGCTGCTGTCTCGGCACGATCAGGAGATGTTCGCGGGCGCGGCCGGCATGGTAGTCAAATCGGGCGTTTCCCACCTGCTCGATGTGCTGGTCCTTGCGGATCCTGAGAGCCGCTCGGGCAAGGCGCGAAAGGCTGATGAGCTCGGCGTACGCAAGATCGCAGAACCGGCGTTTTGGCATGCGCTGGGGGTCCCGATCGATTGACCGTCGAGCGCCAGCCCTCGTTCACGATCCTCTGGCAGCACGACGGCGTCCGCCAGCTCGACGTCTTCGTCGACGCCGACCTGCCGCCCTACGGCCCGATGGAGAAGCGCATCCGCGGCATCGCGTCGATCGCGAGCTCGCACGGCGGCCTTCGCCGGCTGCTCGAGGATGCCTACGCTGCGGAGTGGGCGGTCAGCGTCTTCGAGACGGTGGGCGGCGTGACGACGGTGCGCCTGGTGCCGCTCGAATGAAGCGAGCGACCTTCCGACTGCGCGTCCTTAGCTCGGTCGATACCAAGGAAGTTGCCGTGCTCACGCCCACGGAAGGAACGACCCCTGCGATCCTAGGCAACTTCGACGGCCCCGATTACGTGTGCGGGACGTGCTCGCTGCTACTCATCTCCGGGCTCAACCCGACCAACCACGTCGACCTCGTGATTCGGTGTTGGAGCTGCGGCTCCTTGAACCACGCGCTCATCCCCACACCTGGCGATGCGTGAAGCAGAGACGAGGCTGGCCCCGGCGGGCAGGAACCTGCTGGTGCCGATTCCGAACGCGCGTTCGGCTTGATTCCTTCTCCATCGGGGAGATAGACAAAGCCGGCGACCGCATCCCCGTCGATGTGACGTGGGGAGGATCGCCGGCTTTGTACGGGTCCGTTTCCAACCCCCGGAGGGGGATGGATCCGTGCTCCCGGCTTCGTAGCGAGGTGGAGTCTGCGACCGACCGGTGGAGGCTGTCAAGTGGTCGGGTCCTAGCACAGTGCTAGGTGTTTCGTTCTCGGGAGCGGTGCGCCCCCGCCGGGATTCGAACCCGGAAGGCCTTGGCTACGAAACCAGGAGCGGTTCCATCCGCACGGGGGCGTTGCTCCTCGATTCAAGCGGCGTTTCTTGCCCATGTCAAGGACGTTCGCCACTGCATGTTGTGTTCGTGAGGGATGGCGCTCCACTAAATACCGGCCCGGGTGTGGATTACCTGTGGAAAACCGCCCATTTGTTCGAATCGGTAATGTCCTGCGGGCACCCTTACGACGAGGCGAACACGCACTGGTACCAGGGACGCCGGTATTGCCGGGCGTGCCATGTGAAGCATGCCACCACGTGGCGAAACAAGAGCCGCGAGGCTGCCGCAGCCCGCTAGATCATGTATTGCCCGGTGCCCTGGATGCGCAGCGCAACGCCGGTCGTGATGGCCGCAACGGCGAGCGTGGCCGGTTGCGCGCCCGAGCCCGACGTTGACGCGCGGAACACCGCCTGCGTCGTACCCGCCGAGACGCTGCCGTTGATAAACGACCCGGCGGACGTGAACGGCCCGATCTCGACCTCGAACTTGGTACCCGTGTTCGCCGTTGCGTTCGCTGTGACCGGGAGCCCCGACAGCACCAGGTTGCCACTCGCGGTCCCGTTGGTCGGGGTGCCGACGTAGAGGAAGTTGAACAGGACGCGATCCAGTAGCCGGGTGTAGAAGCCAACTGCCGTTGTCGTCGCCCAGGATGACGTGCCGGGGGTGGCGTAGGCCAGTGCCGGTGTCCACGTCCCGCCACTGGTGACCGTGGCAGCTGCCAGCGTGTCCAGGTCCGCGTCCCATGCCTGCACGTTGGTGCCGATGACCAGCGCCAGGAAGGTGCGCACCTGCGCGGCAGTGAGCGCGAGCGGGGTCGCCGGGGAGCCGGTGTTGTTCCCGATGATCGAGTTGGCCGCCAGGTTCGCCATGCCGCCGAGCGGAAGGACCGTCCCATTCGTGAGCACGATTGCCGAAGGCGTACCGAGCGCCGGCGTCACCAGGGTCGGTGAGGTCGCCAGGACCGCCGACCCTGTACCCGTAGTCGCCAGCTCTTCGAGCGCGCCGGTCCCAGCCGTGGCGCGTCCGACCACAGTCGCCGTCGCGGTCGTGAGGCCAGACGTAGCGACCCGGCCGGTAGCCGCCTTCGCCGCCAGGTCGGTCGTGAGGTTGGTTACCGCCGACTCGGGGATGGCGATGGCTACCGAGGACAGGGCTGAGACGCGGCCCTTGGCGTCCGTCGACACCGCAGCGACGTGGCTTGCGTCGCCGATCGGGCCGACAGCCCCTGGCCCCGAGTTGGCAAGCGTGTTGACGGTGCCGCCGGCGCTCGACGTGACGTCGCCGGTATAGGCGGGCGTTCGACCAGCCGGCAGGGTCCCGGTCGTGAGGTCGGTCGCCGACCCCGATCGAGCGATGGCGGCCAACCCCGCGGCGAGGGCGGTCCAGCGGCTCGCGGCAGAGTAGTACAGCAGGACCGCGTCGCCGGGGTTGAGGACCAGGTCAACCGCGCCCGGCATGGTCATCCTGTTGGTGGTCGTCGCCTCGGTGCCCGACTGGTTGGCGAGCGTCAGTACCTGCGCCGCGGTCATGTTCTGGACGAGCACCATCCGACCGGCGGTGCCGCCGGCGATGCCGCACAGGGTCGCCGCGCTCGCACCGTTCCAGCGGTAGCGGCTGTTCGTGATCGCCAGGTCGACGATGTTGCCGGTGCTGGTGTCGGTCACTGTCGTGCCCGAGAACCCGAACGTGGTGCTCGCCTGGAGCACGGTCGGGTTCGGGTAAGACGATCCCAGGTCGCCGCCGGCGGGACCGCTCGGACCGCCGCCACCACTCCCGATGTTGCCGGTGCCGTCGTCGTTCAGGTACGAGAGCGTGCCGGTCGAGTCGGTGATCGTGCCGCCGCTGTTGCCGAGGCTGTTGCCGAGGATCAGGTTCGGGCCGGCGGGCTGGGTGTTGGTGAGGTGGTAGATCCCCGCGCTGTTGGCGATCTGGATGCCGAAGAACTGGTTGTGGCGGGCATGGCCCTTGCCCGCGACCGAGTACCCGGCCATGACCAGTCCACGCCCTGCTCCGGCGAACCGGCTGGTACGAAGGTGCGTGAAGACGTTGCCGTCGGCGTTCTGGAGGAACACGGCGTCGCCGTCCTGGGCGTCCACCCATACGTTGTCGAAGCGGTTCAGTGACGAGTTGGCGTCGATCGCCGACGGGTTGCCGCTGATGTAGAGCCCGCCCTGGTTGTGGAGCCCGGTTGCGAGCGTGATGCCGGTCGCGTCGAGAAACAGGTCCCGCAGCGCGTTGACCTGGTTGTCGCGGGGGTCGCCGCCGCCCGGTCGAACGTCCCAGCAGTCCAGGTAGACCTGCCAGGCGGTGCCACCCGAGATACGCAATGACTGGAGCGACGCCTGGTTCGCGGTCGTGACCCTGACGCCGTACTGCGCGACGCCGCCGCCGTCGATCGAGCCGTTGGACAACCCCGAAAGGACGAGTTTCGTCTGGGCGCCGTTGGGAGCCGCCTCTGTCGGTCCTGGCGTGTGGATCCACACGACCGGGTCCGTGCTCGATCCGACCCGTTGGAGGTGTCCGCCATTGAGGTCGAAGCGAACGAGCGAGGCGGTGAAGAGGAGCGCCTGGTCGACGGCGTACACCCCGCCGGGTACACCCATCAGGATGCCGCCGCCCTCGCCGCCGATGGCTGCCAGCGCATTGTTGATCGCCTGGGTGTCGATCGTCGCGCCGTCGCCGGCGATGCCGAAATAGTCGGCAGAGAAGATGGGCAGCTTGACCGGGGTGTCGACGATCTCGCGGTCGATCGCCACGATCCGCCGCGTCCCTCCCGGCGGCGGAATCTCGACCAGCACCACATCGCCGACGACGGGCCGGCGCTCGAGCCAGCGCCAGCCGAAGGTGGCGTTGCCGCGCCCATCCGTGACCGTCGCAGTGCCGCCTCGCCCGGCGATCGTCGGGTTGATGACCGATGTCACCACGCGCCAGTCCAGGGTCGCCTGGCGGGCCCGCACCGCGGCAAGGGCGCGGGCGTCGATCTCGCCCTGCAGCTGCGCGGCAAGGTTGCGCACGGTCATAGAGCGGGCTCCGACGGATCGTCCACTGACACGCCCATCGGCGTGACGAGTCGCCAGTCGCGGCCGCCCATTGGGTTGCGAGGGCGTCCGGGGTAACTCGCGTTTGCCTGCGTCTGGCGCTGGATCTGGAAGTCGATCGGCAGCCCGGTCTCACGCTGTCCCCACGTTGAAAGCGCATGGTTCGCGATGCGGAGCTTCACCGGGTCGTGCCAGTCTCGGTCGAACTCGTCGTCGTCCAGGATCAGGCGCAGATCGATGTCTCGGTAGTCAGCGCGCTCGGCGGATGACCCGACGAGGTACGGGAAGTGCTCGCGGTCGAACAGCGTGTGAACGTCCTTACACCACGCCTCCAGCCGCTCGAAATCGGTCAGGAGCAGGTAGGTCGATCGGATCACGACAGACTCCGTGCCTCGATCACGCTGATCTGCTGTGCCCCGGGCGCCAATGGCAACGGAAACGAGTCCAGCATCGCGAGGCTGTCGGTCGACGTGTAGGGGTTGACGATCCGCACCACGTCGCGCCGGTCCAGCGAAGCGTCGATCGGGACCGAGGCGTCGAAGCTGCGCTGGACGCCGCGTGTGACGAGCAGGGACTGCGCGACTTCGAGCGCCTGTGCCGGCGTGGTGATGCCGTCGGACCGGACGCGTACCACCAGGTCGCCTACCCCGGGCGCTCCGTAGCGGACCGGCGAGTCGGGGTTGAGGTCGAAGGCCTCCTGCGTGAACGGGTTCCCCCATTGGTCGAGTCCGTCGACGATTGCGTGGTTGCGCGCCAGGGACACCCACGTCTCAGTGAGGCCGATCAGACGCACCGCCCTGCCGAGCTGCCATGTGGCGACCGGTGTCGCGATCGTCGGGTCCGGGATGGGGCGCAGCGTGTAGACGTTCGGCGGCGCCGCCCAGATGTCGATGGCGTAGTCCTGCTGCAGCTGGTCGAGGATCTGCGCGAAGTAGGATCCGACCTCGTAGCCGTGGTCGCCGTTGAGGTGCGCGCCGCCGGCGTCGAGGTCGAAGTTCCCGTCGTCGTCCGAAGCGCCGCAGGCCACCAGGATGGTTCGCACGACCTCCTCGAGCGGGGCGCCATCGGGGAAGAACAATGCCGCGCCGAGCGTCGCGTCAGCAGAGACGATGCGCATCCCGTCGCTGACCGCGATCGTCACGGTCATATTGGCCATGTCGTTGGCGAACGAATCCGGGAACAACCACGGCTGGTCGCAGGTGAGCGTCGAACCGTCCGCCTGGCGGATGCCGAAGCGGACCAGGAAGTAGCGCCCGAAGCCGATCAGCCCGTCGCTCGATGGCGCGTTGCCATTCTGGTTGGAGATGACGAGCGTGCCCGATCGCCGGATCAGCCCGGAGCCCACCTGGAGCGCGCTCGCGGGGTCCATCTTGACCTCGCCGAGGATCACGCCGGTCGCCACATCACCGACGAGCAGCTGCCGCGTGTACGTGTGGCCCTCGGTGGCGGCACCCGAGTACCCGGCGTCCGCTGGCAGGCTCATATCGCAGGCCCGAGGTCGTAGATCCACTGGCGGGCGATCTCGCACAAGGCTACGAACACGGCGTCCTTGTCGCGCTCGAGTTGGCCCAGATCTTCGTACGGGACCATGTCTGGATGCGTCTTGGCCTCGCGGTCACGGACAGGTCCGTAGACCCAGCCCATCGCCTCATAGGCGCGCACCCAGTCCTCGTGGAGCGCCTTCGCGTCGTCGCTGCGGTCGGGGCCGCACTGGCGTTCGATCACGTCGAGGAACTGCATTCGGAAGGCGGGCTCGCGAGCCTCCCACGCCTCCGGCACGATCGGCGCCTTCGCGGCCTTCGCGGCGAGACGCGCGCCTTCATAGACGAACCACGCTCGCGCCTCGTTCAAGGACGTCATGCGATCCGGATCGCGCCGAAACTGATGAGCTGCTGCCCGGCGCCGAGGTCGGTCAACTGGAACGAGCCGAGCTGGACGATGTAGACGTTGCCCTTCGGGTCCTTGAGCGCGATCTTGCCCTGCGGCTCCATGGCGGCTCGCCGGAATACCCCGATCAGGAAGCGGTCGGCAGGCGTGATCTGCACCTGGAAACCGATCCGCTCGCCCTGCCACTGGCCGGTCATGACGATCGGCAACTGCGTGTCGGTATCCGGGCCCGAGAGCGGCTGGATCACGACCTGGTCGAGCGGCAGGTCGGTCGTCTCCTGCGGTCGAACGTAGCGCAGCTCCTGGATGTAGTCGTCGTCGCCGTCCGTCGCAGTCATCGCCCAGCGCTCGAAGGCCAGGATGCCGGACGATTCGGTCGTCGCGCTGTACTGCGAGCCGTTCGAGTCGCTGATGCGGATGCGCACCGTCTGGTTCAGCGGCGCGAGGTAATAGGTGAAGGTCGCCAACGAGCCCAACGCGCGCCCGATCTCAGCCCAGTCGTCGTCGCCCACCTGCGCCTCGACGAGCGTCTCGTAGTGGTACGTGTCCGCCGAGGCGGTCCACGCCACCACCAGCGCGATCGAGTCGGCGTCGGCGGTGACGGTCAGGCCGCCAAGCGCGCTCGGTGCGACGAACGCGCTCGTCCAGGCGTAGGACCAGATCGCCACGTCAGTTCACCGCGAGCGCCAGCGCGCCGGCGAGCACCTTGGCGGTCTGGCCGTTCAGAACTGGGAAGGGCGCATCGAAGTTGCCGAAGGCGAGGCGGTTCCCGACCGTCAGTGCATCCATCAACGCCCACGCGACGACCGGGGATGCATTCGTCGCCCAGTCGGCGGTGGCGGTCACGAAGACGATGTCACCCGCGTTCGTCATCTGGCGGGCGCCGTTGACGGTCGAGATGGCCGACCATCCGCTCGCCATCGTGATCGCGGTGCGGGCGTAGGAACCACCGGTGACTTCCGTGCCGCCGCTGCTCAAGGTGCCGGCGGTGGTCAGCAGCGCCAGGTAGCCCGTCACCGGGGTCGTGGCGAAGGCGGTGTGCTTGAGCCAGTTCAGGAGCTGGTCGGTGAGGTACTGCGGCATGTTGGCCATCGGTCGCTCCTATGGGCTGGTCGAGGAAAGGGCGTCCCAGGTCAACAGGACGGGCGCGTTCGTGATGCCGGACCCGGCTAGCCCGTCGAGGCCGACGCTGCCGCTCGTGAAGTTGTTCGGCCCGGTCGATCCGGCGGCGAGGTTCGCCTGCGCCGAGACCTGATAACTGCCGGGCTCGCCCATGCCGTCCTGCCAAGCCTTCGCCTGGACGAACGAGGTCCACGGACCGCCGGTCGTCTGCCCGGGCGCGGTGTTGACCTTGATCCAGTAGAACTGGTTGGCCGTATGCGTCAACGCGGTGCGGAAGGTGGCCAGGATGGCCCGGCTGCCGGCGTTGATCTGCACGATCTTGAGGTCCATCGTCTGGTCGGTATTCATGACGAGTTCGGCCCGACAAGCGTTCGACAGGTCGATGCTCACCACCGCGAGCGCCGCCGTGATCGTGCCGCCGACGGCGAGCTTGTCCGCCTTGACCTCGGCGAGCGCGGTGATGGACGAATAGTTCGGCCCGATCAGCCGTGACTTGCGGGTCGCGCCAGCCGTGGACAGAGCGATCGTGCCCGTAGTCCCGGTCGTATCGAAGTCCTCGGGGTGGTTGAGCAGGCTCCAGACCGAACCGCTCGTCGCCGTGCCCCAGCCGTCCGTGACGGAGCGGGTGAACGTATCCGTCGGCAGCGCGTCGGTGACCGTAAGGTGGGCGGTGGCGGTCATCGAGAAGGCCGCCGACCCGGTAAAGAGGACGATCGTGATGCCGTTCAGCGTTGCCGCGATCCCGAGCGTGTCGGTGATCGTGACCGCTGCCTGGTAGGACCGCCCGGTGACGAGCTCGTAGGCCGGTACAACGTAGGACGTAGCGGCGGTGTCGGCGACGAACCCGGAGTCGAACACCTGGTCCGAGCCGCCGCCGGTCACGTCGGTGATGACGACCTGGTAGCCCTTCTGCGTCGCCCCGCCATAGAAGGTGGGCGTCCAGTTGAGCGTCGGCGTCGGGTCAGCTGCAACCGGCGCGGTGCCGAGCGCCAGCGACGGTGGGCGGTGCGTCGTGAACGCCAGGAACCCGACCGGCCCGGTCTGGCCTGACGTATCGGCGTACTGGCCCGACGCCACGTAGGGCGTCTCCCACGCGAGCCCCGCGGACGTCGGAATGTCCGCGAAGGCCTCGATGCCCGACGTTGCGGTGGCCGAGTAGACCGCGACGCCGCCCGGCGTGGTGACCGTGGCGATCTGCTTCGACGGGGAATCGCCGGGAAGATCCGGGTCCGAGAAGGGCATGTTGATCCGCGGCGCCAATGAGCCGACCCGCAGGATCCCGTCGTTGCCGACCGTCGAGCCATCGATCGACAGCGTTGGCGCGTTGGGGAGGCTGTTCAGGTCAACGAACGAGAGGTCCGTCCAGCCGGTCAGCCCGCCTGTGCTCGCCACCCTCACCGCGGCCCGTATCCAGAGCGGCTGGCCCCACTGGAGCGGCACGCCGGCGCTGTTCGTGCCGTACTCGCGGGTCGCCGACGTCACCGATGCGACCACCTTCTCGGCGGGCTGCCAGAGCAGCTGCGTGAGGTCGTTGGAGCCGTAGGCCTCGACGATCATCCCGGTGATCGCCTCCGAATAGCTCGCACCCAGGAGCGGCGTGAGGTCGTCCTGCTTGGCACTCGGGTCGGGGATGGCGGTCGGCAACGTGCCCGACCCGACCACGCCGGCCACCCACGCGGACCAGGCACCGACGGCACCGAACTGGTCGACGGTGCGATGGCGCCGCTGCGGTCGCTCCCCGGCTGCGAGCGTGCGGCCGCTGGCGCCGATCGTGAAGTTGGTGCCACCGCCGATCAGGTCCATGCCCGTGCCGGTGAACGTCGTGTACTTGCCCGTCTTCGAGTCGCCGATGTCCTCGTGGTACGAGGTCGTGTTCTGGATCATCTCGAAGCCGCTGGCACTCTCGATGACCACCTGGGTCTCGACGCCGCTCATGCTCGAGTTGGCGTCCGGGTCGTTGTGGTGGCCGCTGTAGAGCGTCCACAGCGAATCGCTCGACAGGCTCGTCGGCGCGGTCGGGCGGTTGTTGGGGATCAGCCGCATCGCCGCGATCAGAGTCCACGGCGACCACTTGCCGTTGTTCCCCTGGACCCGGATCCGCCCGCGAACCTCGGCGCCGACCGGTGACGTGATGGTTACCGGGTGGGCGATGTCCAGCGAGCCGGTCGGATAGTTGCTCTTCACGGTGTCGATGAGCTTCGTGCCGCCCGTGACCGACCCGCCTCCACCGTCTGCGGCGTACTGGTTGTAGAGCTGGAACTGCGAGGCGTTGAGCGATGGCGCGGGCTTGCCCGCCACGGCCTGCTCGGTGAAGCGCCCGGTGACGATGAAGGAGGTATCCACGCGGGTCGCCGCCTGGCCCTGCGCCTGGTAGTTCGTGGTGACCGGGGCGACGTCGGATGGCGCGTCAGGCGCGTAGGTGTCGTCCAGCACCGCCTCGATGCGCGGCTTGTAGTTCTTGCCCTGCACGGACCAGAAGCCGACGAACCGGGCGCTGTTGGACTCGTCATGAGCGCCAGTGCCGTCGGAGGCGAACAGCACCAGCCGGATCTTCTTCTTGCCGGCGACGCGGGCCGCTTCGACCATCGCGGTGAGGTCGACCGTGACCAGGTCGCCATCGGCGGGGTTGTGGTTGTAGACGGCGCGATTGGTGGTGACCGTCGTCTGGCCGGGCCACTTCTCGGCGTTGGAGGTGCTCGAATCGCATTCGCCGGCGTAGCTGCCCTCCTGGAAGCCGGTCGCTGATTCCTCGACCACGAAGATGACGTTGCCGCCGAACGCCCCGCAGTGGACGGTCGCCATCATCCGGAGGAGCGCCTGGGACACGGTGATGGCGCCCGTGAAGTCGAGCTGCATCTCCAGTTCCGACCGCGTCTGGTTGCCCGAGATGAGCCCGCACGAGAGCGTCGGCCCCTGGCCGTTGCCCGAGAAGGTGCCCGAGTTGTTGACGAGGCGCGTGTCCTTCGTGCAGGTGAACGTGCGCTGGATCACGCCGGCCTCCCGATCGGCAGCGTGCGCATGCGGCCGAGCTCGACGACCACGCCGGCGAGTCGATCGCCGATACCCGCGCCGAGCGCCCCAGCAGCCTCGGGACTCAGCCCGCTGCCGTTGACGGTGATCGGGCCGAACGTGTGGTGCACCGTCTGCGAGTTGTTGGACGCACCGCCGCCGGGTGGCAGGCTGAACCTCATGGTCGACGCGCTCGGATTGGCGTTCCCGCCCGAGGAGCCCTGCCCGCCCGGCCCGATGTAGTTCGGGGCGCCTTGGACCACGCGGCTGGTGATCGTGATGGTGCCGTTCAACTCGGCGAGCTTCGCCTTCAGCCAAGTGACCAGCGCCTGCGCGTCTGCACGGATCTGCGGGTTGTGGGACTTCAGGTTCTTCTGCAGGTTCTTGCTCGTCAGTTCGGCCTGGATGGTCGCGATCTGCTTGGCCTTCGAGACCGGCTCGGTGATGGCCAGTTGGTACGCCGCGATCGCCGACTTGATGAGCGGCAGCCCGCCGGCGAACTTCCGGGCAGCAAAGACCGGGATCTGGCCGAGGTAGGTGGTCGTCTCATCGCGCGTCTTCTTTGCGCCGCCGGTGATGGCCCGCCACGCTGCGCTGTAGTTGCGCACCACGGTGTTGGTGAGCGTCTGACTGCCGCTGCCGAGCGTGTTGTTGTAGATGTTCTGCGCGGTGTTGGCGTCCTGGAGACTCAACTGCATCTCCACCATCCGGTCGTGGTACGCCTGGGCGGCGGCAGCCTGCTTGTCGGTAGCCGCGGTGCTGGCATCGACCGACGCGGCGTACTGGTTCACCACGCCGGCAGCGGCCTGGCTGATGTTGGCCGCCCGCTGCGTTGCGTCGGCAGAGTCGGTCATTGGAGTGATGATCCCGTTCGATACGCGGATCACGTCCTCCATCGCCACGCCGAGCTTCTGCTGCACGGTGTAGAGCGTCTCGTTCGGGTTGGCCGCGATCTCGGCCGCGATGGCCTGGTCCTGCAGCGCCTGGGCGTTCTGCTTCGCGATCTCGGTGGCCTTCTGCTGCGTCTCGTAGAAGGCCACGGCGGCATCTGCGTCGACGCCGAGCGCCTCGGCCTGCTTGCGGATGGCCGCCTCCATGTCCTGCGTGACGCCGAGAGCCGGATCGAGGAGGCGGTGCAGGTCATTGAACGCCGAGCCGAGGTTGCCGATCTTGTCGATCAGTCCGCTGACCGCGTCCACCACGATGCCCATGACGCTGGTGCCGACGCCCTGCAGGGCCGATAGCCCGCGGCCGATCTTCTCCTGCGTCTCCTTCCATTTGTCCTGCACGATCGCCGCCTGGCCCACGGCCGACTTGGCATACGTGTCGGCCTGCCCCGCAGCTGCCTTTTGGATCTCCGCCAGCGCTTGCGTACTGGTGGCGTTCTTGTCGATCACGAAGCCGAGCCGCTTGGCGGACTGGACGTTGCCCGAGAAGACCTTGCCGAGGGCCATCGACGTATCGACGAGATCGAGCCCCTTGAACCTGGCAGCATCCATCGCCAGTCGAGTGAGATCCATCGCCTGCTTGACGTCGTGCGTGCGCGCCACCAACTGCGAGATCGAGCTGCGGATGTCGTCGTCGGTGAAGGCGAGCTTCTGGCCGCTCGTGATGAAGTCGTCGATGGCACCCTGCGATGTCTTCCAGCCGGGGACGTTGGCATTCAGCGACGTGGTCAGGTGGTCGACGCTGAGCTGGTCCTCCTTGGCCGCCTGAACTGCATCGCCCATGAAGCTGACGACGCTGGAGATGGCCGTGCCGACCGCATTGAAGGCGATCAGCCCGGCACCCAGGCCGACGCCCTGCAGCAGGCCGCTGCTGATCTGCGGAGCCTTGAGCGAGGTCGCCAGGCCGCCGATCTTGCCCTTGAGGGTGTCGAAGGTCCCGCCGACCTGCTTGCCCATCGCCTGAGACTTGGAGGCGGTGCTGGACAGCCCCTTCTCGACGGCGGAGGTATCGACACCCACCTTCCACAGGCTGCCGCCAACGGCGTCGGTCATGATCGAAGCGTCACTTTCCGGGCTCGGACAGTCGTCCTTCTGGCCTTAAAGCCGGCCGGCATCGCCGCGCGCATCGCGGGACCGTAGAGCGACTGGACCGTCTTCTTGACACGCTGGTTACCGCGCATGTGCGGGCCGGGAGCGTTGCGCATCCATGCGCCGCGCTCGACCGGGCGGGCGTAGACGACCGGGTTGGTGATGCCCGCCCACCAGAGCGTCTCGCCACCGGGCAGCGCGGCGATCCTGTACCCGGCAGCCAGTCGCCCGGTGATATGCGGCTCCGCGGCTGCGACTGCCGCTACCACCTGGTCACAGGAATGGTCGAACGCGCCCGCCGCAGCCTGCAGGATGGGCGTGGGGTCGTACCACGTCTCAGTCGTCATATGCGCTCTCGGGAGCCACGGAGACGCCCGTTACCGGGTCCGGGCCTGACTCGTCCTGGCCGGCACCCATCAGGCGCAGGGCGAGCGCCTCGTCAACCACGAGCGCGACGACGGGGTCGGGGAGCTGGATCATCTCGCTCGGCCTCTGCCCGAACGTCCGCGCCGTCAGCGCCAGGCTCAGCGCCCGGTCCGACTCCACGAAAGTCGCGGTAGGCATCTACGGTGCCGCCCGCCTCCCGTTGCCTGACGGACTCGACGTCGAACGAGGACAGCGCGCCCGCGATTGCCCGCGTCTGGGCAGTCACGATGGCCGGGGTGCTGCGGCGGAAGGCGATCATGCGCAGCGCCTCGATGTCCTCGGGCTCGATGTAGTCGAGGTCGGCTGCGTGCAGGTTCTGCTCGGTCCATTCGCTGGACTCGCCGTTCAGCCGGATTGCGCGGACCGTCTGCGCCGCCAGTTCGCGGGTGAAGGCGACGTACTCCAGCAGCTCGTCCTCGCCGAGCTCGTCGGTGTCGATGCCCTTGGAAGCGTACTTCCGGGCGACGGCGACGAGTTCCATCGGCAGCGCATCGCCGCGCAGCAGGACCTCCGGGTCCGGCACCTTGACCTTGACCCACGTGCCGGATGGCAGCAGCGTCTCGTGGATGCTGCGTGCGGCCCACGCCTCGAGCGCGGGGTTCGAAGTGACTCCCCTAGCCAACCCTCGGCTGTCGGTTCTTTCTCACGGTCGGCCTCTCTTCTTTGTGGTGTGGCTCAATACGCGAGCGTTTGACCGTTGAGCACGACCGCCGAGATCGGCGACGTGCCGGACCCGGCAGCCACGCCGTAACTGTTGACGTTGACCGTGCGCATGAGCGCCTGCGCTGTGGTGTCCGGCTGGTCCGCGAACGGGTCCACCTGGACGCGGGGCATCAGGAGTTGGAGCGAGCGCGTCGCCGCGACCGGCGTGAACTTGAAGTCGATGCCGCTACCGGGCTCGTACGGTGTCGTCGTGACCGCCGCCGCGTCGCTCGGCGAGCTTCCGCCGTAGACGGTGTTGAGGAAGATGTCGTGCGAACTCGGCGTGTAGACGAAGTTCATGCTCGCGCCCATCACCCCGTAGATCGTGTCCGCGGGCGTGACCATGTCGCTGTCCGGGACGTAGAGCGCCCGGTCGATGTCGAACGTGAACGAACTCGGTAGCGGGATCGCCGAGCCGCCGAACTTCAGCGTCGCGGTGCCGTCCGCGAACCGCGTGCGGTTGGCCTTCTCGACCGATGCAGCCACGAGCGTGGTGCTGGTCTTGAACTGCGGCACGCCGCCGGCCCAAGTTGCCGTGGCGATCAGCATCTCGTGGCTCTTGCCCTCGATCTTGAGGTGGCTGAGGCGGCAGTCCACGTACATCTGGTACAGCGAGCCGAAGCTCGACACCAGGATGGTGTAGTACGGCTGAGCCACCGGGCCGGGGGCCGCGCCCCAGTCGATCGTGTGCGTCCAGGGGTCGCCCGCGCCCGTCTTCGTGTCGCGCCCGAGGATGGCGTTCAGGAGATAGCCGATCGAGATGGGCATGACGTAGTGCGCCGTGTCGCCCTTGCCCTCGATCGATGAGATGAACGCGTCCAGCGGGATCGGCGAGCCGTGCGTCTCGACGATGTCGTTCTTGACGATGTCCGGTGCGATGACCGAGTTGGCGGCGAGCCACAGCTGGACGTCGGGAGTCGTCTGCGGCGTGCCCTTCGCCGACTGCTTGCCGATCCCGATGATGGTGTCGTTCTGGCGATACGTGGGCACGGCTCAGTCCTCCTTCGCCGGGGCAGCCGGCTTGTCGCGGAACACAGGAAGGTCGGCCGTCTGCGCGGCCTCCTCTTCGTCACCGACCGTCACCCGGCCCTTGGAGTCGGCCACCAGGCGGCGCGAGTTCCCTGATGAGTCGGTCCAGCTGATCTCGGTACCCGGTTCGGCCTGGCGGGTGAGGTGCTCCACGGTCGATCTCCTTGCTCAGTCGTTGAGGATGCGATAGCCCGCGACGTCGACGTAGGCGCCCCGGACGTCGTGCGCCTGGACGGCGTCGTATTCGATATGACCGGGGTGCACCCAGTCCCAGGACGCGGACGTGCGGTTCGTGACGAAGGCGTGAACGATCGCATCGACCCCGGCGTCGATAAGGGTCGAGATGGCCCCCTGGCGTTGGCGTCGCGCCGCCTCGCCCTGGTTCAGGCGGCAGAAGGCGAAGCGGATGATGAAGTCGGCCCGGTTCCCGCCGCCCGTGTCGATACCGATCAGGTCCTGGGTGAGCGGCCAGCCGTAGAGCATGTCGACCGCCTGCCAGACGATCGGCTGCACGCCCAAGTTGGGATCGAGTGCGACCCCCGAAGGTAGGACGATGAGCGCTGCGCCCGCGCTCACGACCGGCTGCAGCGTGTAGCTGCTCATACCGGCAGGAACGCCAGGTCGTCAAGGCCCGAGAAGATGTCGGCTCGAGCAGTGCCGCCCGCGTACGCCAGGCTCCACTGTGTACCCGACTCGGCGGACAGGTTCTGGCTGTTCGACAGCCCGTACATCGCCAGCTGGATGGCGATCTCCTGGACCTTCGGCGGTACGACGGCGGGACCGAAGTCACCCGTCGCCTGCACGGTGTTGAACCCTTTCGTGAAGACGTAGGGCGCCACCAGGACGATGCTGTTGGCCTGGACGTCATCGGTCGCTCTGGGGCGTACCAGTGCGCTCGCCAGGGGCACCGTGGTATAGACCCCGCCGCTCTCGGGTTGGCCCACGACAGCCGTGCCGAGAGCGGACAGGGTACGCAGGTTGAGCGCCCGGTTGGCGAGTCGCATGCGGAGCAGGCACCCCGTCTGTTCGACGTCGAAGAGGAGGGTCAGCGCAGGTCGAGGCGCGAGCCACGCACCGCAGTAGTCCTCGATCTCGTCGCTAATGGCGGTGACTAGGGCGGTCAGCGCCGGGTCGCTAATCGAGACGGCCGCTCGGGCCTTCACGTCGGCGATCGAACAGAGCAGGGGTTGGGTCATCTCAGAAGTAATCCGAGGTGAGGGTCACGTTCGTGTTGGCGGCCATGTTGAGCTTGTAGAACTGCTCGGACCGCCCCGGCTGGAGCCGGTAGTACACGGTGGTGGCCGTCGTGATCGTGATGTCCGCCGTGGTGTAGACGGTCGGCGTACCCGACAGCGCATAGGGCACCTTTGTGAAGGTGGTCCCGTCGACGCTCCCCAGGATCTGGACGGTGACGGTCGGGGTCGCACCGATCGTCGACACGATCCGGATGGTCGCCGGTCGCCCCGTGTCGACGAAGCTGGCTTTCGTGTCCTGGATCGTGTTCGTGCTGTCGGCGTTGCCGGTCTGTGCGGCCTGGAGGCTACCTGGCGCGGCGATCGTTGCCATCTCGGTTCCCTTTCATCGTGGGCGGGGAGGTGGGGGTTCCTCCCCGCCCACTGGACCGCTGTTACGCGGCTGTGACCGAGAGCCCGCCGAGGCGGGTACCGACGACTAGGTACGCCCACAGGCCGATGCGCACGGCCTGCGGCCCGACCACCTGGTCATACGAGAACGTCGCAATCGACGACTCGTAGATCACGTAGTCGGTCGGCACCGCGAAGACGCACACATTGGCGGTGGAGGCGTACGAGAGCCGGGTGGCTGCCCCGAGGACGTCGGCCTGGATCGCGCCCGGCTGGACCGAGCCGTCCGAGTTCATCGAGCCGGTCATGGGCAGGAACGGTCGGCCCGTCGAGTCGCCCTGCGCCAGGAGGACCGCATACAGGGCCGACGGAATGAACGCGCCCTGTGCCGGCTTGAACCGGGTGGCGTAGTACTTGACCACGTTGCCGAGGACGCCCGCGTACGGGGTCGCCGCTGTGATCGCCGTGCCCGAGGCCGACGCGCCAGCCTCGACGGCGGTCTTGATGACCGTCTCGGATGCCTGCGCGTACGCCTCCTGGAGGTCCTGCATGACCATCCCCTCGGCACCGGGGTCGGCCGAGTCGATGACCTGGCGGGACACGTCGATGTACGTGCCGTACATGAGCGGCGTCGCCGTGACGGCGGTGGTCGCGATGTCCGTCGCCGTCAGCGCGGCGCCTTCTGCCGACTGCACCGCGACCGAGCTCGAGGTCGTCACCTTGGCGAAGATGCGCGGCCGGGAATCGGCGATCGGGATGCGGGCGAAGAAGCTGCCCATCGGGCGGCCCTTCAGGATGCGCGGAGTGAGCAGCCCCGGCAGGTAGTCGTTGGGCAGCGCGCCCGGGATCTCCGACTGGAGCAGGTCGCCGGCGCGCTCGATGTTGACGGCGATATCGGTGAGGTGCGCCTGGTGGCGCGCCTGGCGGTCCATCGCCGCGCTGTTGCCTTGGCGAGCCGCCTGGAGGTCTCGCAGGAAGCTGTTCCCCGAGTCCCGGCTGTAGGTGGAGGGCTGGGCGGTGATCCGGATGGGGGCGTGGCCCTGCATCTGGAGCAGCACCCCGAGCCGCTCGGCCGCATCGCGGATGGACGGATCGGTCGAATCCCGGGCCTGGACCAGCATGTCCCGCTGGGCAGGGGTGGCGGGCACGGGGGCCGGTGCCGGCGGCGCGGTCGTCGCGCCGGGAGGAATGACGATCGCGCCAGGGACCGGCGGGGTCACCTCTGGCGTGGGCTCCGGCTCGGGCTCGGGGGTCGCGGTCGGCTTCAGTGTCTCGGACACGATGGGATCTCCTTCGGGTTCGGTGGGGGCCGCCTCGATCGGCGGTGCGTCGGTTTCCATGTCGCGGAGCGCGACACGAGCGCCATCGAAGGCCGGGATGTCCGAGCCGGCGATGGCATGCAACTTGATGTCCCGGTGCACAACGGTTCCGTCGCGCATCCGGCTCGAACGGACCGAACCCGGTCCAAACTCGACCGACACGCCGTTGATCCCATCGGCAACGTCGGCGAGGTAAGCGTCCCCCTCCGGGGTGGCGCGGATACGTGCCCGGAAGGCCACGCCATCCGGCGTGTCCTCGAGCAGCTGGACAGTGCCGACAGGCCGCTCACCATGGCGCGGTCGGAAGGGCATCTTTGCCCCGTCCTGGCGCCCCATCCAGTACGCGACCGACGAGCGGGCGGCGTGCGGGTAATGGACCTCCTGGCCGATGTCGCCGCGGCCGTCAAGATCGACCTGGCCTGATAGCACGCCGTACGGAAGCGCGATGCCTTCGATGATCCGGGGGTCGTCCACCGACTGGCGGACACTGGTCATCGCCTCGGTGTGCCGGAAGCGACGGAAGTCGACATCACGCGCTGCCGGCATGTTCGCGTCGACCGGATGGTTTGCGCACGTGCAGTCCGCGCAGTCGCAACCGGATGAGTGATTGCAGAGCAGGCACATCGCGTCGGGGGTGGCCATCAGGGTCGCTCCTTGGCGAGTTCAGTCGTTCGCGCCGGGCCGGTCGTCACCGACCTGATCGCACCGGACGGCTTCGGCTCGGCCTCTTCCTTCGGCACGCCGTTGTCATCGCCGAGGCCGGGCAGCTCCTCGGCATTGGCGCGGTCGACGGCCGCGATGACGTGCGCCTGTCGCTCGAGCTCGGCCTTCTGGTCGGCCTTGGTGGTGTCGCTGGTCATCGCTTCCTCCGTGGTGTCGGGGTGGCTATGGGCTGAGTCGGGACGGTGATCTGCACGACAAGGCCGTTGGCTATCCATGAATCGGCGAGGGCCTTCGGGATCCGTGTGCCGCTGCGTGGGACGTCGGGCAGGATCAGACCCGGGTACGGCTTCACGAATACGGCGTCGGTCATGGCAGGGCTCCCAGCTGCGGCGGCTCCGTGCCGACCGGGCCGGTCGGCGGCGGCTCGTTCAGTCGCTCGGTGACCTTCACGGGCGGTTCGAGGTCGGTGATGTCCTCGAGCGGCGCCAGGCCGATGTCGTCGCGGACCTCTTCAGGCTTCATCCACGCCCGGCCTGCCGTGGCCAGCTGGTATGCCTGCGCCTGTTCGAACTGCGTTCCGGCGGTCAGCTTCCGCACGTCCATCTCCATGCGCCGACCGCCCGGCAGCTGGTCGGTGATGGCGTCCTCGAGCGCACCGATGTAGTTCTGCAGCGTGTAACGGACCAGGTCACCGTTGGCCGCCGGCGTCGAGCTGTAGGTCTCGCTGTCGCCCGTGGGCGCGTTGAGGATGCGAGTGGGGATGCCGAAATAGCGGCCGATGTCGGCGACGAGCTCGCGGCGTGCCTCCACCGCCGACTCCGAGGTCGGGTCGGCACCGAACGATCGAGCCTTGAGGCCGCCCGAGAGGACCGGCGCGTAGTCCGGCCCTCGCGCGCGCTTCTCGGCCCAGCGCTCGGACGTGTCGTCGATCTGCGGTTGCGTCAGGCGCTGGTCCGTCTCGAGGACCGTCGTGGGTGAACCGCCCGACTGCCAGTACCTGGACGCGTACCGCTCCGACGCCAGGGCGGCTGCGAACGTGGTGCGGGCCAGGTGGATGATGCCCCCGAGTGCGTCGGACACGGTCGGCTGCGGCGAGCGGTGGAGGATCACCAGCTGGTCGCGGTGCACCTTGGCGCCGGCGACGAAGAACCACTCCGGCGGCAGGAGGAACGCCAGGGTGAACAGATCCTGCGTCATGGGCTGGACGATGGTCGGGTCGAGGTACCAGAGACCGAGCGGCACGCCTTCGCTGTCGGTGCCACCGGTCTTGAGCAGGTAGCAGACATCGAACAGGGCAAGCGTCGAGACGACCAGGCTGACCCATTCCCGGCGCGTTCGTTGCGCCTGTGGCCGGACCACCAGGCGCGACAGCGGCAGGTCCAGGGTTCCGCGGCGCTCACGCCAGTCGAGCTGGCTGACGCCGTTCGAGAGGATGTCCACGCAGCGCCAGACCGACGACAGCGAGAGCACCGTGCCGGCGGTTACGCCGCCCGAGATGAGCCCGCCGTCCGTTGGGAACCCGACCATGTTCACGGGTGTCGTGAGCGTGTCGCGCTGACTGACGGCTGAAACCCCGAAGAAGCTGCGGAGGTTCATCCGACCAGCGGCCCAGTGCCGAACTCGCTGATCGAGTGAGCAGCGAGCGTCATCGCCATCACGGCGTCAATCGGGCCGGTACTTGCCTGGCGTGAAAAGCGGAATGCGCCGTCCTGGCCGACGGGGCGCTTCGCGATGAGCGCGATCTGCGCATCGAGCAAGGGGTCGTTGACGGCCAGGGTGCCGGCAAGGATCTGCTCGGTGACGTCCATGCAGGCGGCCACCATCTCGGCCGGCTTCAGCCCGTCCCAGGGCAAGCCCGTCTCTTCGTGGTGACGCAGGAATGCAGGTGCAGCACCCGAAACCTGATCGAAGGCGATTGCGAGCACCTGATCGATCTCGGGAAAGCCGACGCAATCGGCGATGATGCGGGCTGCCGTTACCGGCTCGCCCCCTGTCCTGCGCAGATCACGATACACCTCCACGCCAACCCGGTTGTCGGCTCGGATCCCGGCGACGCAGATCGTTGCCCGCTCCCAGCCCGGTTGGACGTCCACGCCGAGTGCATACGGACCGGTCAGCCCGTCGAGCGGACCGGCGCTGACGCGGTTGCCAGCCCACGCACCCGGTGGCAGCGCGCTGTCGGCGACGACGTCGACGAAGTGATTGAGCCGTTCGCGCTGCCACCCCTCACGGGGCCACTTCCGATGCTCCTTCATGATGGCCGCCCGGACCAGGTGGCCATCGCCGAGACCGGGGTTGGCCCGCCCGATCTGCGCCCAGTCGGAGGCGTTCAGCGCTCGCCGCTCGCCGCTCGCCGTGTACCCGACGTCGAGGATGTCGCTCTCCCACCAGACGCCATAGAAGGTCGGGTCGGGCTTCTCGTCACCGGTGGCCTGACGCCGGAGCCGGTCGTAGTAGCCGCGGAGTACGACGCTGTCGGCGTGCCCGGCCGTGGACGTGAGGAGCAGGAGTGCGTTCCGCTGCGCGGACTGCGTCGGCTCGACGGCTTCCATCATGTCGTTGTCGCGCTGGGTCAGCACCTCGTCGAAGGCAAGCGCCCCGATGGAATGGCCTCGAGCACTGCCCGGCTCACTGGTGAGGGTGTCGAGCGAGAGGCTGTCCGACTCGATGCCGAGATAGCGCGATAAACGCACCGGTGGGCGCACCAGCTTCTCGCCGTGCGCGCGCTCAGGGCCCTTGGTGAGACGCGGGATGCCCCGGAGATCGTTGTAAACGGCCTTGTAGATGATGCGGGCCTGGATGCCGTCGTGGGCTGCCGATCGGATCTCGCTCCACTCACGGAATGGCCCGATCGTCCGCCCGATATCGAGGAGCCAGCCGAAGAAGGAGCGGACGATGACGCTCTTGCCGTTCTGGCGGCCGGTGCTGAACAGCGCATCCCGGTGGAGCAGGTCCCCCGCTTTGTCGTAGCGCAGCATCTTGTGGATGACGTACGCCTGCCAGGGACCGAACGTCAGACCGAGCTCCCGCCGCGCCCACTCGATCACCTGCGGCCCATAACTGCCCTGGATGCCGGCCGGATCGGGCGTCTCCCAGGCTGGTCGGAGCTTCTGGGGGAGTCTCGGTGCGCGATAGACCGCGCGCGCTTTGTTCAAAGTTCGAG